GAAAAAATAATTTGCATTCAGCAAAGATCTGTTATATACTTGTTGGATAACAACAGGAGAAACAAATGGCAGTAAGAAACTTTAACGACGCTGAAAAGCAGAAATTGATCCAGATCATTTCCCAGGGCTCACAGGTACTAGGTGAGGTAGAGGACTTGAAAGGTGGATTGAAAGACACAGTAAAAGCAATATCAGAGGAACTAGAATTAAAACCAGCACTTATCAACAAAGCGATATCAGTTGCACACAAGGGCAACTACCAGAACATCGCAGACGAGATGGACACCTTGGAAAGCATTCTAAACACAGCCGGCAAACTTTAATGCTAGATAAAGTCAGATCATTCTGGCTTCGTAGTTTTGAAAGTGATAGGACAGCGTTCTATTTTGAACTGGTCAGTTTCATATTCACAGTCGCGGCCAGCATGACCCTAGCCATATCTGCCAGGGATCCAAACATGCTTGTAGTATATCCGGCATTCTTTGTTGGTGCGACTACGCAGTGCTACGCATCATACAGAAGAGGTGCGGCATGGGTAATGATTTTGACTTTTTATTTCAGTTGTGTTAATATATTTGGATACGGCGTAGCCGCAGGATGGTGGTAAGATGAAAATATTAATTGTGGGAGACAGTTTTGCCGCAGATTGGTCAGTGAAATACAATGACTACCACGGCTGGCCAAATTTACTAGCACAAAAATTTGAGGTAACTAATCTTGCGAAAGCAGGAGTAGGACAATATAAAATCTACAAACAATTACAGAATATTGATATTAAAAATTTTGATATTGTGATCTCGTCTTACACAAGTCCTTACAGAGTGCATACACAACAACACCCTGTACACTACAACGATCCATTACATAATACATGTGATCTTCTTGCAAATGATATAGAATATTTTGCACAAAATGATAAAAACAATGAAAGTTTAAAAACAGCCAGAAATTATTTCAAGTATCATTTTGATTTTGAGTATTACGATACGATATATGCTATACTTGTTGAAAAATGTAATGAACTGATAGGAAACACAAAACACATTCAGGTAAGCAATTTAAAATATGTTACAGAAGCATGGAAAGATATAACAGAAAAACATCAAGGTCTGATAAATCATTTGTCAGAAGAAGGAAACAAGATTGTTTTTAAAAAATTAGTGAATATGATATGAGTTACATAGACGCATTATATAAAAAAGATGAGGACAAGATATACGTCGTAGAACGTGATCCCAAAAAGGGTCGTGTGTTTGTCGAGTATGATGCAAGGTATGTGTTTTACTATGAAGACGCAAGGGGCAAACACAGATCGATGACCGGCGCACCATTACAAAGAGTGCATTGTGCCACGCACAAGGAATTCATTAAGGAACAGAGAATAAGATCAAACAAACAACTATATGAGAATGATATCAATCCTGTGTTCAGATGCTTGGAAGAAAACTACTTGGGCAAGGAAACCCCAAAACTAAATGTTATGTTTTTCGATATTGAAGTCGACTTCGATCCTGATCGGGGTTATTCAACAACAGATGATCCGTTCATGCCCATAACTGCCATAAGTTGTTACATGAGCTGGACGGACCAACTGGTCACATTCGCTGTGCCTCCTAAGACCATCAGCATGGCTGACGCAAAAGAACTAACAAAGAGATTCGACAACACAATGCTGTTTGAGAAAGAGAAAGATATGTTAGATGCGTTCTTAGAACTAGTACAAGACGCGGACATATTGTCTGGGTGGAACAGTGAGGGTTACGATATTCCATACACAGTAGGTAGAATACAGAAAGTATTAAGTTCGGACGACACAAGACGTTTGTGCTTCTGGGGTGAAAAACCTAGAAAGAGAGTATTTGAGAAGTACGGCAGAGAACAATTGAGTTTTGATCTTGTTGGCAGAGTGCATTTAGATTTACTCGAACTATATAGGAAATACACATACGAGGAAAGACATTCATTCAGACTAGACGCCATAGGCGAGCATGAGTTGGGCGAGAGAAAGACAGTATATGAGGGGTCGCTTGATAACTTGTACAAGAATGATTTTGGTCTGTTCATAGAATACAACAGACAGGATACTGCACTGTTGGCTAAACTTGAAAAGAAATTAAAGTTCATAGAACTTGCCAATGAAATCGCACACCAGAACACTGTACTACTACAAACAACAATGGGTGCAGTTGCAGTTACAGAACAGGCAATCGTAAATGAAACACACAGGCGTGGTATGCAGGTACCAGGTAGAAAGTATAAAAAAGATGGTGAGGAGAACCAACCGGCGGCAGGAGCCCACGTGGCGACTCCACAAAAAGGAATACATGACTGGATTGGATCTGTTGACATAAACTCACTGTATCCTAGTGTAATTAGAGCACTGAATATGGGACCAGAGACCATTGTAGGACAGGTAAGACCTGTAATAACTTCAGCAGAGATCAATAGAGCTAAACACGCCAAGAAATCATTCGCGGCCGCATGGGATAGCCAGTTTGGTAGTTGGGAATACCAAGCAGTAATGAAACAAGAGAAAGGCACAGAGATAATAGTAGACTGGGAGGATAACACCAGTGTGCGTATGAGTGCCGCACAACTGTATGAGATTGTGTTTGATGGCAACAACAAATGGATGTTGAGTGCTAATGGTACGATATTTACATATGAGTATGAAGCGATCATTCCAGGCTTGTTGAAACGTTGGTACGCAGAAAGACAGGAAATGCAGAAGAAAATGCGTGAGTGTGGAGACAATGAGATCGAAAGAGAGTATTGGGATAAGAGACAACTTGTTAAGAAGATTAACTTGAACAGTCTGTATGGTGCTATTCTCAACCCAGGTTGTAGATTCTTTGACATAAGAATTGGACAATCAGTTACACTTACAGGCAGATGTATTACAAAACACATGGCAAGCAAAGTGAATGAGATTGTCGCGGGCAAGTATGATCACAAAGGTGAGAGTGTGGTGTATGGAGACACAGACTCTGTGTACTTCTCGGCATACAAAACATTACAGAAAGAAATCAAAGAAGGTGTGATCCCTTGGACAAAAGATTCAGTAGTGGCATTGTATGACAGAATAGCAGAAGAAGTGAACAATTCGTTCAAAGCATTCATGACGAAAGGATTCCACTGTCCAAGCACACGTGGAGAAGTTATAGCGGCAGGTAGAGAACTTGTTGCATCAAAAGGGTTGTTCATTACTAAGAAAAGATATGCTGTGTTGTACTATGACAAAGAAGGTAAACGTGAAGACGTTGATGGCAAGGATGGCAAAATGAAAGCAATGGGCCTAGATCTCAAACGTTCAGACACACCTGTGTTCGTGCAGGACTTTTTAAGTGAAGTACTGTACATGGTACTACAAGGAAAAGATGAAAAAGACGTGCTAGACAGAATCAGCGAATTCAGAGCAGAGTTCAAAGCAAGACCAGGATGGGAGAAAGGGTCACCCAAAAGAGCAAACAACATGACCAAATACACAGCGGCAGAAGAAGCCAAAGGCAAAGCCAACATGCCCGGGCATGTTAGAGCCAGCATGAACTGGAACAGATGTCGAGAGATGTATGGTGACAAATACAGTATGCCAATTACAGACGGAGCGAAAGTTATAGTTTGTAAACTTAAACAGAATCCTTTAGGATATACGAGTATAGCATACCCTGTGGATGAGATGCGTATACCTGACTGGTTCAAAGAATTGCCGTTTGATGGCGATGCCATGGAAGCAACAATACTTGATCAAAAACTAGACAATTTAATAGGTGTGCTAGATTGGGACGTGCAGTCAACAGAAACCAGCAATACATTCAACAAACTATTTGAATTCTAAATAGCAGTATGTTAAGTATAGAAGAAATAAAATTGTTAATCGAAAAATTAGAAAAGGTCAAAAAAGAGGACCTACAAGAACTTATAGACTTTAATCTTAAATTACTAAAAGATATTGCAGTTGCAGTTGACATAAACAATAAGGAAATAATAAACAGGCTAGACAAGACCCCTTCGTGGTTTCTCAAAGATCTAGAGGCAAAAAAGAAATTGCCATCTGTTAGCAGTGCTGTGGCAAGACAGGTACAATCAAAAATATTCCAATTTGCTAGGACTAACATTTATCATAGTCTTGAAATAGGTCCAGGCAACGGAATGTTCAGTATGGACTTTAGAACGTGGAAATCAAATTTCTTCCTAGATGTTCTTGAAGATAGAGGTCCAGTAATACGTAAATTGTTTAATCCTAGACATCACAAATACTTGAAATTTTATACAACTAGAAACACCGATTGTTCCAATATACCACAAGGTAGTTGTAACTTGGTATTCAGTTGGGACACTTTTGTATTTTTTACCCAACAGCATATACAACAATATCTACACGATATAAAACGTGTATTGATACCAGGTGGATATGGTTTTATACAGTACGCCGATTGTCATCATGATGTTGATCTAGGGAATGCTCAAAGAGGTTATTGGAATTACAACACAAAAACGGCGATGGAAAAAATGCTTACCGACGAAGGGTACAAAGTGGTAGAAATGAATATGTTCACGACAGGTGCCAGTTATGCTATATTTAAAAAGCCTGGTAAACAAAATCCTATTGTGTACCGTGTTGACGAAATAACACTAGACTAAGACCTAAATATCCTATACAATAAGAACATTATGATAGACATCTTAAAAGACATCGTTAAACATACGCATGGACTGGGAT